CTGCGCGAGAAGATCGACGCCTATGACTTCATTTTGAACGGCTGGGAGAACGATCTGGACAACGCGCAGATCTACTGGATCATCAAGGGCGCGGGCGGCATGGACGACACCGACCTGTCGCAGTTCCTGGACCGGCTCCGCAACGTGGGCGCGGCGGCGCCGGGCGACGGGCAGGAGGTAAGCTCGATCACCGTGGACATCCCGTACGCGGCGCGGGAGCAGCTCCTGGACCGGCTGGAGAAGCAGCTATACAAGGACGCCATGATCCTCAATCCCACGGACATCGCGGGCGGCGCGTCAACAGCGACGCAGATCCGGGCGGCATACGAGCCGCAGAACGTCAAGGCGGACCAGTACGAATACTGCATCATCGACTTCGTCGACGGCATCCTCGCTGTGGCGGGGATCGACGACGAGCCGTCCTTTACCAGGAGCCAGATCGTCAACACGCAGGAGGAGATCACCACGCTGGTGGCCGCTGCGGCGTACCTTGACGAGGAATACGTCACGCGCAAGATCCTGTCCATCCTGGGCGACGGAGATCAGGCCGACGAGGTGCTGCGGCGTATCGACGCGAACGACGCGGAGCGGCTTGACTTCGGTGCCGGAGGAACGGAGCCCAACGGGACCGTTGTGACGGGCGTCGCACCTTCTGGGGATGTGACCGGCAATGCTTGACCCCGCGCATGAGGCAACCGACCGGCTGATCGAGGAGATGAACCGGCGACTGGCCGCTGAGTACCGGCAGGCGACAACCGAGGTCGAGGCTAAGCTCAACGACTACTGGCGGCGGTTCCAGGTCAAGGACGAGATCTGGCAGCTCCAGGTGGCCAAGGGCGAAAAGACGGCGGAGGAGTACCGGATGTGGCGGGAGTCCCAGCTCATCAACGGCGAGCGCTGGGAGGACCTGCGGGACGAGCTTGCCGCTGACCTGCACCGGACCAACGACACGGCGCGGAAGATCGTGCGCGGCTATCAGGCCGAGGTGTACGCGGAAAATCACAACTACGCCACCTACGAGGTGGAGCACGCGGCGAACATCAACACGAACTACGTGCTCTACACCCGGGAGGCTGTGGAGAGGATCATGCGGGACAACCCGGACGTGCTCCCCGGTGTGCGCGAGGACAAGGGTGCGGACGTCAACCTGGGCGCGAAGATACCCAAGACCAAGGACGAACGGTGGCAGGCAGGCAAGATCCAGAGCGTCACCGTGCAGAGCATACTCCAGGGCGAGAGCATCCCCAACATGGCGCAGCGAATCTCCCGCGAGATGGGCACGACAAACTACAAGAGCGCCGTGCGTTATGCGCGGACGGCGTCCACCGCTGCGGAGAACGCAGGCAGGCGCGACGCGTACCAGCGGGCGGAGGACCTGGGCGTCGACATGATGCAGGAGTGGCGGGCCGTCTTTGACAACCGGACACGGCACGAGCACAGGCTCCTCGATGGGCAGAAGGTGCCCGTGGGGGAGCCGTTTGAGGTAGACGGCTACGAGATCATGTACCCCGGAGACCCCAACGCGGAGCCATTCCTTGTGTGGAACTGCCGGTGCAGCGTGCGGGCGGCAGTCAGCGGTCTGGAGCCACGTGCGAGGCAGTACCGGAGCAACGCGGCTGCGGGCGGCATGACGTACGACGAGTGGCTTGAGGCCACGCCGAAGTCCAGGGACATCGAGTACCAGACCCGCGTGGGCGAGGCCATACGCGGCAGCTATATAGCCGAGTATAAGGCGGCGCGGGAAGCGCTGGACGGAGATGACGGATAATGGGCTTCACGTTTGAGATGACGGTCAACACCGACGCGGTGAAGAGCGCCAGCGAAAAGGCGATAGAGCGCGGTCTGACCGCCGTGGGGCTGTTCCTGGCCTCGGAGGCGGCGGACGAGCTGGAAAACGATCCGCGCCGCGTAGACACCGGCAGGCTGAAAAACAGCATCACATCGCAGTATGAGGGCGCGGAGCAGGCGGTATACGTGGGCACCAACGTGGATTACGCGATCTACGTCCACGAGGGCACGCGCCGGATGACACCGAACCGGTTCCTCAAAAACGCGTTTGAGCGCAACGAGGACCAGGTCAAGCAGTACATCGAGGAAGCACTGAAAAATGGATGACGGGCGACCGTCTTTTTTTGTTGGCAAAATCCGCGAAGCAACGCGGTTTTTGATATATCACGCTCGTTCCCAAAGCAACGGGCCGAAGTAAAGGAGAGCAAACGATATGGCATTTACACGCAAATTCCTGTCCGCCCTGGGCATTGAGGCGGACAAAGTCGACGAGATCATAGCCGCGCACACCGAGGTCACCGATGCGCTCAAGGCTGAGCGGGATCAGTACAAGGCGGACGCGGAGAAGCTCCCCGGAGTACAGGCGGAGCTGGACGGTCTCAAAGCTGACGCCGCGAAGAACGGCGGCAAGAACCCGTATGAAGTCAAGTACAACGCCATCAAGGAAGAGTTTGAGAACTTCAAGGCCGATCTGGCTGCCAAGGAGAGCAAAGCCGCCAAGGAGAGCGCGTACCGTGCGCTGCTCAAGGAGGCGGGGATCTCCGAGAAGCGGATCGAGGCCGTGCTCCGCGTCTCCGACGTGGACGGCGTGAAGCTGGACAGCGACGGGAAGATCGAGGGCAAGGACAAGCTGGTCGAGGGCATCAAAGCCGAGTGGGCCGACTTCATCGGGGAGCCGGTGCAGCAGGGCGCACCGACCGCTAAACCTCCCGCACAGAGCGGCGCTGTGGACTACGACAGCCTCAGCGACCGCGAGTATTATGCGGCTACTTATGAGGCCGCCAAGAAGAAAGGATGATAATCAATGGCAAACGAGTTCCTGAGTGTCAAAAACATCGCCCGTCAGGCGCTTCCCCGTCTGATCGAGAACCTGGTGTTCCCGAACCTGATCTACCGCGACTATTCCGAGGCGTTTGAGGACGGCAAGGGCGCGACCATCCAGGTCCGCAAGCCCGTGGTGCTGACCGCCTCCGACTTCGACTCCTCCCTTGGCGTCAGCGCCCAGGACGTGAAGGAGAAGAGCGTCGAGGTCACCCTTGACAAGCTGGCCACCGTGGACGCCGAGTTCGGCGCCATCGCCCGCGCCACCAGCGTGGACGACCTGAACAGGCTGTTCATCGAGCCCGCCGCCGCTGCGCTCGCTGAGAAGATCAACGACGACGGCCTGAAGCTGGCCTATGACATCCCCTACTGCATCGGCACCGCAGGCACCACGCCCGACGGCCTGGATGACTTCGCCGCCGCTGCCAAGGTCCTCGACGACCACAAGGTCCCCACCAACCGCAGGCGCGGCGTTTGGAATCCCGCCGCCATGAGCCTGTTCCGGCAGATCGGCGCCATCGTGAACGCCAACAAGAGCGGCGCCACCGAGGCCCTGCGTGCGGGCTCCATCGGCGACATCTTCGGCCTTGAGAACTACATGAGCCAGGGCGTGGCCGTGAACGGCGCGAACACCGGCGCGGGCACCGTCAAGATCGATCTCTCCGCCGGTTATGCCGCCGGTACCAAGCAGATCCACGTGGACGGCGTCAGCACCGCGCTGGCCGCCGGTGACAACCTCAAGATCGGCAACTACCTGTACAAGGTGGCATCCGCCGGTGAGCTGTCCACCGCCGACCAGGACATCACCCTGACCTACGGTCTTGTCGAGGCCGTGGCGGACAACGCCGACGTCACCCTTGTCGCGGCGAACACCGTCAACAACCTGGTCTTTCACGAGGCGGCCTTCGCGTTCGTCACCCGTCCGCTGGCCGCTCCCGCAGGCGTGGAGAGCTACACCACCAGCCACAACGGCATCTCGCTCCGCGTGACTCGCGGCTACGATATGCAGTACAAGAAGGAAATGATCAGCATGGACGTCCTCTACGGCTACAAGACCATGTATCCGGAGATGGCCGTCCGCGTGCTCGGCTGATAGGAAGGGAGGCGGGGCGGTATGCTGACTGAGATCTGCCAGTATCTGAAAAACTGGTTCGTGCGGGACATCTGGACGGGCACCTGGACGATCTCCGGCGGCGTGCTGCACGGATCGGACGGCTCCACCCCGCCGCTGCTCACCGGGCAGTATTTCCGCATTATCGGCAGCGTCCTCAACGACGGCGTGCATAAGTACGGCGACAACAAGGACGTGCTGGTCAACGAGACTTTTGAGGGGGCGGTGTGGTCTATGGCCGTGCCGCCCGTCCTTGTGAGCCTCGCGGTGGAGATCGCTGCATGGGTGGCAGCATACGGCGGGGCAAGCTCCCCAGCCATGAGCCCGTATCAGAGCGAGAGCATCCCGAATTACAGCTACAGCATGAAGTCCGGCGGCTCCGCGTCCGGCGGCGTCGGCGTGACGTGGGAGGACGTATACCGTGCACGGCTCTCGCCGTGGAGGAAGATATGAGCCTCCTGAGCGCGGCGATGACCGCGTGCGTGCGGCTTGTCCGCACTGTGGAAAGAGACGGGCGCGGGGGCAACGTGATCACCTGGACGGACACGTCCGGCGATGAGTTCAACGCCGCCATCTGGAAGAAGGAGGACCGCACCACGGAGACCGGCGAGAAACCCGCCGACGTGGGAGGCTATGCGATCCTCGCGTCCGGCGTGGTGCTCAACTTCCACGACGTGATCAAGCGCAAGAGCGACGACAAGACGTTCCGCATCACCGCAGAGGGTACTGACAGCGCCCCGCCTGCGTCTGCGTCCGGCGCTCTGGGCGTCGTGAGCTGCAACGTCATGGCGGAGGAGTGGGAGATCCCCACGGGAGGCGAAGATGAGCACGACGACTGACCGCTGGCAGGCCCAGTACAACTTCTGGTCGAGCTTCGGCGTGGACGCCTACGAGGAAAACAGCGTGCCCACCGGCGCGGCCTATCCGTACATCACGTACGAGGCATACGACGCGCCGTGGAGCGGCGACGTGGCCGTGAGCGCGAGCATCTGGACGCGGAGCGCGGAGTGGTCGGAGGCCGACGGGCTGGCCAACGCCATCCTGAACCGGCTCAAGAACGGCGGCGTCACGGAGCCGTATACGGACGGCATGATCTGGATCACGGCGGACGCGCCCACGGCGCAGGGCATGGGCGACCCGGACGACAACATGATCCGGCGGAAGCTCATCCGCCTCAACCTTCACTTCTGCTAGGTAGGAGGGAATCCTATGGAATATACGAAAGTCTCGCCGAACGCCTTCGAGACGCTGCAGCTCAACGCGGGCATCGTGGTAAGCGGATTTGACCCGGATGACGGCTCGATCACGGGCAGCATCATCGGCGTTACATCCGGCGGCGTTACGTTTAACGCGAATCCCACGTATGTGGACTTCGGGGACGGGCTTGACAACGTGCCGGGATCGACGTGGCAGCTCAAGCGCATCACAGGCTACGATCCTGCGCTCAGCGGCACGTTCCGCACGGTCACGCCGAGCCTTGCGAAAAAGCTCAGTGGCTCAGGCGCGATTGACAGCGCGAAGATCACGCCGTCCGGGCAGCTTGTTGCCGCAGACTTTTCCGACATCTGGCTGGTGGGCGACTATTCAGCCGTCAACAAGACAGACGACGATACCGGCGCAACCGCAGGCTTCTGCGCGGTGCATCTCCTGAACGCTTTCAGCGCCTCCGGTTTCCAGTGGAAGAGCAGCGACGAGGACAAAGGCGAGTATGCCTTTGACTTCCACGGTCACTACAGCATGGCAACGATCAGCCTTGTGCCGTTTGAGCTTTACGTCAAGGGCTATGCGCCTGTGATCGTGACTAGCCCGCATGATGAGGCGGTTTCTCCGGACTATTCAACGCCAACCCCGACGTTTGGGATGGCGGTAGCTATCGGAGCATCTGCATGGCAGTGGCAGGTCAGCACGAACAACGGCTCAACCTGGAGCAATATCAGCGACGGCGCGGAGTACGCCGGTACGACCACCGACGGCCTGTATCTTATCGCACCGCTGACTGGAAAGAACGGCTATAAGTACAGGGCTGTTGCGTTCAACTCTTTTGGGTCGGCTACGAGCGATGCAGCCACGCTTGAATTGAAAGGCTAACAAGGAGGAAACTACATGGAATATACGCAGGTATCCGCGACCGCGTTCCAGGAGCTCCAGATGAACGCCGGAGTCGTCGTTGACGACTTTACGCCGAACACCGGTGTCATCGGCAATATCCTGGGCGTGACCAGCGGAGGCATTACGTTCAACAGCAACCCCACGTATGTGGACTTTGGCGACGGCATGGACAACGTACCAGGAAACACCTGGCAGCTCAAAAGAGTCACCAGCTATGACCCGGTGCTGAGCGGCACGTTCCTGACCATGACCGCCACACTGGCAAAACAGCTCTCCGGTGCTGGCGGTGAGTCCAGCGGGCATATCACACCCAGCAACGCGCTGACGGAGACGGACTTCGACGACATCTGGCTGGTGGGCGACTACAGCGACAAGAACGACAACGGCACCAACAAAACCGCAGGCTTCTGCGCGGTGCACATCATGAACGCGCTCAACACGTCCGGTTTCCAGTGGAAAAGCAACGACGACGGCAAGGGCGAGTATTCGTTTGAGTTCCACGGCCACTACGACATCGAGAACATCGACACGGTGCCGTTTGAGATCTACGTCAAGGCCGGGACCGCGTCAAGCTGATGGGGAGGTACACGAAAATGAGAGAGCGCACGAACGAGGAGACCCTGGACCTGTTCGCGTTCCTGCTGGAGCCCGTGGCGGAGCTCCT